TTTTGCTTTTTCCTTAGAGTTTGAATTTCCTCTTTTATATAAATGAAGAGGAAGTCCTGCCAAGGTTTCAGCAAGAACTCTCACGCATGAATAAACTGCTGTCATTTGCATGGCAGTAAATTCGTTTACATTCCTGCCTGCTGTTGTTCTCCCAAATAAAAAAGACGATGAAGATATCCTCTCCCCGTCTTTAGGTTTGTCTCTTGACTTAAATATTAAGTTTAAAATGTTTATATTACCACCTCCTTAAATTAGGTATGAAAAAAGCACCTACTTTTGTAGATGCTAAAATTTATTTTTTTCTTTCTTCAATGAGTTTATTATATTCATCTTCTAGTTTTTTTCTTTCCTCTTTAGGTATCTCCATTGCTAGTCTAGAACTTATGGAAGATATTCTAAAATCAAGTAATAAACTATTTCTATCCTTGCCATTTATTGTCTTCTTATTTCTACTTTTGTATTGTGATAAATTACCTTTAAAACTTTTGATTCTTTTATCTTCTATAATTAAAAGTGTATCTGCTAAGTTATTTATAAACTCCTCATCATGACTTACAAATATAAATGGTCTATCATAAGATTTCAATAGATTTTCCAAGCTTTCTATAGCATTTATATCTAAAAAGTTTGTTGGTTCATCAAAAATAAGATAGTTAAAATCAGATGTTAATATTTTAGCCAATTTTACCTTGGCTTTTTCTCCATCACTTAAAATACTTACAATCTTGTAGACATCATTAGTCTTAAATCCTAATCTTGCAAGGACAATCCTTGTCATTGTTTCGTCATGTATAGACGTATTTAATACATTTGATAGAATATCAGCGTCCTCTTCTAAAATATCACTCATTTGACTAAAATAACCTATTTTAAGATTTGGATGCACCCATACATTTTCTTTACAGAGAATCATATTTAAAAGTGTAGTTTTCCCACTTCCATTTTCTCCTATAAGAGCTACTTTAGAATTATTTTGTATTTGAAAGTTTGATTTTTCAAATAAAATCTTATTTCCAAACTCTTTATTTAGCTTTTCTCCTCTTATCAAAATTTTAGAGTGTAGTCGTTTATTATCAGGAATGGATAGTTGTATTTCTGTATCTTCTTTAGGTTTTTCTTTTACTTCTAGTTTATTTATTCTGGACTCTACAGATTTTACTTGTTTATCTAGTTTTTTCTTGTTTTCTTGACCGCCCATCTTATGGAGTCTTGCTTCTGAGTTTCCCATCCTTTTAGGCGTGGTTCTTACTTTTGATGATTGGTCTTTTATATTGCTAGCTAAATTTTCAAGTCTTCTTTTTTCTTTTATAAAATTTGAATACTCTTTTTCGTTAAACTTAAGTCTTCTCTCTCTTTCTTCAAGATAGAATTTGTAGTCCCCATTATATTCTTCAATTTTTCCGTTCTTTAATTCTAAAATCTTTTTACAAGTTTTATTTATGAAATCACGATCATGCGAAATTAAAAGGTATCCAATTTTTCTGGAGTTTAGCTTTCCTATAAGTTCTTCCTTTTGCTTTAAGTCTAAGTGAGATGTAGGCTCGTCGATTAATAGAAATTTAAAACTATCTGATAATAGGTCTGTTAGCTTTAATCTTTGTTCTTCGCCTGGACTGTAGTTGTCATTAGCCCTTAACTCTGATTTAGAGTAGATTTCATCAGAAAAGTATTTGACTTTACTGTCATAATTTAATAAATAACCCAGTTCTCTATCCACTCTTACTTGACCAGTACAGTCTTTATCTAAGCCTAATATTATTCTTAAAAGAGTAGTTTTACCCGTTCCATTCTCACCTATTAAGGCTATCTTATCATTTTCATCTATTGATAAACTATCAATTTCAAATAGTCTTCTATCTGGCAAAGTTTTTATTAAGTTTTTTATATATATCATAAATCCTCCTATACTTTTTTGAGAGGATTTCTTTTCCTCTCTTAGTTATTTAGAAAACTATTTGTATTAATCATTTATCTGTACCTCCTAATACTATTTTATTATATACCCTATTTAGAACACAATCAACCCCCTATCATCATAAACTGATTCACTTGCATCATTCCCACACCTTATGGCCCTATCAAGTGCCATAATTGTAGCAATAACCCCATCTATCTTTTCTGTAGACTTTTCTTTATCTGCTTTAATGTTTCCAGCAGGATCAGTTCGTATGAAGATATTATCCATCATCCACCTTAGAACTGGATGACCTCCATGGGCTATTTTTCTTTCAAGTGTAAGTTTCATTAATTCTTTTGTTGGTGGAGACATATCTTTAAATCCTTGACCAAAAGGAACTACTGTAAAACCCATACCTTCTAAGTTTTGAACCATTTGTACTGCTCCCCACCTGTCAAAGGCAATTTCTCTAATGTTATAAATCTCACCTAAGTCTTCTATGAATTTTTCAATAAAGCCATAATGGACTACATTACCTTCTGTAGTTTGAATGTAGCCTTGTTTTTTCCATAGGTCATAGTTTACATGGTCTCTTTTTACTCTTAGGTCTAGATTGTCTTCTGGCAACCAAAAGTAAGGTAATATTTGATATTTATCATCTTCATCTATTGGAGGAAAGACTAAAACAAAGGCTGTAATATCTGTTGTAGATGAAAGGTCAAGACCTCCATAACAGACTCTGCCTTTTAGTTCTTCTTCATTGATAGCAAAACTACATAGGTCCCATTTTTCCATAGGCATCCACCTGATTGCTTGTTTGACCCATTGATTAAGTCTTAGTTGTCTAAAGGCATTTTCTTCAGTTGGATTTTGCTTAGCCGATTCACAGGCTTGTCTTACTTTTTCTATAGGAACTGTAATTCCAAGAGACGGATTTGCTTTATGCCATACTTTTTCATCTGTCCAATCGTCTTCTCTATCTGCTCCATAGATTACAGGATAGAAAGTTGGATCAGTTTTTCTCCCTTCAAGTATGTCCACTGCCTTTTGATGAGTTTCGTAGCAGATTGATTTGGTATCTGTTCCTGCAGTTGTTATAAGAAAATATAAAGGTTGAGTTCTTGCATCTCCTGAACCTTTTGTCATAACATCAAATAACTTTCTGTTGGGTTGAGTATGAAGTTCGTCAAAGACAACACCATGAATATTAAATCCGTGTTTAGAATAAGCCTCTGCAGATAGGACTTGATAGAAAGAATTAGTCGGCTTATAGATCATTCTCTTTTGAGATGCTAGAATCTTTACTCTTTTAGATAGGGCTGGGCTCATTCTTACCATATCTGCAGCTACATCAAAAACTATAGTTGCTTGCTGCCTATCAGCAGCACAACCATAAACTTCTGCTCTTTCTTCTCCATCACCACAAGTAAGGAGGAGTGCTACAGCAGCTGCAAGTTCAGATTTTCCCATCTTCTTTGGTATTTCAATATAGGCTGTATTAAATTGTCGGTATCCTGTATCTTTTACAATTCCAAACAGGTCTCTAATGATTTCTTCTTGCCAGTCAATAAGCTTGAAGTCTTTACCTGCCCATCTACCTTTTGTGTGTTTAAGGCATTCTATAAAGGTGACGGCATAGTCTGCTTTGTTTTTATCATAGTGAGATGTAGGTAGCATAAATTTTGTTGGTTTATATTTCATTTGACCTCCTTCCTTGAAAAATGGGCATAAAAAATAGTCACCTGATTGTGACTTCTACTACGACAAATAGAGCCTAAACTCTATTTGGAATTTTATTTTTATCTTTTTCTTGCTATGTTTAATTCTTTGTAAGCTTTCTTAAGTTCTCTATCTAGTGTTTCTGATTCTGCAAAAAGTTGAATTTCTTCATCTGTTAAATTTCCTTTTGAAACCCCCCAAAGTTCTTCATGAACTTGGTCTGCACATTTCTTTGCTGTTCCTGCTATGTCTAAAAGGTTAATTGCTGATCCAATATTTCCTTCTTTTGATTTTTTTATTGAGTTTTCTGAGTATCTTTTGCAGGCTTTGACTTCTGTTTCTAATCTTTCTAGGATATCTTTTTTCATGGTTACTCTCCTTTGCTTTTGTTATATACATATTCCCGTATAAGAGAGTATTAGTCAAGTCTTTTACACTTATAAAACGGCTATTTCCCAATCTTTTTTAAAGATTGTCTATAAAGTCGTCAAACCACTTTGCTCCAATCTCAAGCCTTATAATTGGAAGTCTTCCTAACTTGTTGTACTTTAAACTTACTATTCTTAAATCTTCAGGAAGGTTAGTTTCGTAAAATTCGTTAATTGTTTTTCCCATTGTGATGTAAATAGTGTCATCTTCAAGGTAATCTTTTAAGTAATCTTGAAAAGCTAAGTCTCCATTTTCTCCTTCATAAAGTCCAAGCATTGTAATTGCTGAAGAGCCGATTAACTCATTTAAATCTTCCTGTGTTTTCATGTATTTGTATGCCATATTTTTCTCCTTATCTTTTTTTGTATGTACATATAACCGTACTGTCAAAAATAAGTCAAGTTAATTAAGGGATATAATGGCTATATTTAACCTTTATCCGATATTTTTTCTATTCTATCCACTCTGAAAATTACATTTAATGTTGAACCATTATCCCATTTTACTAGGATTGATCCAATGGCATCCACCCCATAAACTGTGCCTAAAGTTCCAGCTGGAGGTGCTTGGTCATCTTCCATTTGGATTAGTTTTACTCTTGTACCTACAGGATAAGTTTCTTTTAATTTTTGTATAATTTCCCTTGAAATCATCTAATCACCTCATAAACATATATCACTCAAATACTGATTTATATCAAGTCAGATTAATAACATCTTCATACTTATACTCTTTTCCATCCCTTAATAAGTTTATTTCTTCATCACTCCCCACTAAATTCAAATATCTTTTTACTGCTACATCAACAAATTTAGGCTCTATTTCTAGACCGTAACAAATTCTATTTAGTTCTTCACAAGCAATCAGAGTCGATGCACTTCCTAAAAATCCATCAAGGACTAAGCCATTCGTTTGTGTAGATTGTTTAATTAGGTAGGCAATGAGAGGTACTGGTTTTGATGATGGATGACCATATCCTTCTTTTTCTGAATCTTTAATTCCATCGAATTCAAAGACTGCTGTTTGTTTTTGATCTCCATACCAGTTATGCTTTCCATCTTTTCTCCAACCAAAAATAATAGGCTCCATATTAAATTTCCAATCTGTCCTCATAAAAGGAGCTCTAGGCTTTTTCCAAATAAGTCCTGCACCAACTTTAAAACCTGCATCTTCAAAGGCATCATAGAATACTCTCGCTTTCATTGTTGCATAGAATTCATAAATAGATGCATCTTTGGCCATTGCCTCTTTAAAATTTGTGAAGACCTTCATTAAAAATTCATAGGCTTCCTCATCATTAAGATTGTCATTTTTGATTGTTCCCGATTTGTTTTTCAAATCTACAAAATAGGGCGCATCGGTACAGACCAGATTGACCTTTGTATCATTTAATAACTTTTCAAAAGTCTCCCATTGAGTAGAATCACCGCAAATAACTTTATGACTACCTAAAGTCCAAATATCTCCAGTCTTTGAAAAAGTAGGCTTTTTTAGTTCTTCTTCAACATCAAAGTCATCTTCTTCAGCCTCTACACCAAGGTCAAAAAGACTTGATAACTCATCTGGTGAAAAACCAGTAAGTTCTACATTAAAACCATAATCTTCCAGAGATTCAATTTCTACCCTTAATAGTTCTTCATCCCAACCAGCATCAAGAGCCATTCTGTTATCAGCTAGGATATATGCTTTCTTTTGTGCCTCATTTAGGTGGTCTGCAAAGACACAAGGTACTTCTTTTATACCTTCTTCCTTGGCTGCCATAATTCTTCCATGACCTGCAATAACTCCATAGTCTTTATCAATAATTACAGGATTTATAAAACCAAACTCTCGAATTGATGATCGTAGTTTATTAATCTGATCTTGTGAGTGAGTTCTTGCATTATTTACATAGGGTACAAGTTTTTCAACATCAACTAATTTCATTTCTTTTGTTGTAATCATATTAGCCCCCACTTAGCAAATTCTTCAAAACCACCAATAGAATTAATATATTTTCTAGCAATTTCTACAATTTCAGAATATGGTCTACCATCAACGGTCTCATCTCCGATTGCACAGGATAATTCAATCTCTTTATTTTCATCTTGTGCCTTTAGGTGGGAATAAATATTAACTGATACATCAGCCTTGGATAGGTCTTTACCATGGAGACCTCCACCAGTTACTGCTCTTCCCATATCTGAGCCGAGCTTTCTATTAGTCGCTCCAGTATCAACATTAAACCCTCCCGTCCAATCTCCTAATGGATTTACTATTGCTCTTGGATAAACCGATTTTAAAATTTCTGTAGATACATTTGACTGACAGATGATGAGTTTTTCTCCATCAAGGATGTATTTCCCATCGTAGGGATAATTAGAATAGATTTCACGAGCAATTAAAGATAGTTTCTTTTCTTCATCTGATGTAGGTACTCCCTTAAAGATTCCATTGTCACCACATCTTATCTTTCCTTTTTGATTATTTGAAAGGTGGATATCCTGTTCTACTATTTTAATATCAGCTATGACATCTCCCGTTATTCTCCTAATCGCTGTTTCAATTTCTTTTTTATTTAACTTGCAGTCCGTTTCAATAATCACATGACAATTTCCATGTCCCAGCAAAACTTCAACTGCTATTTTAGGATTATCTTTTTCTTTATATGCTAAATCTACAATTGCACCAGCAATACAATCTGCTATTTTATCTGGATGCTTTGAATTTACTTTTTCAAACAAATTTATTACCTCCTTTGCCTTAGTAATTTTTCCATCATATCTTCTCGATAATCTTCATAAACTTCAGTGCAGTTTTCTTTAACTATGTCATAAATCTCATACCATAAAAGGTTCGCTGTCTTTTGAAACTGACTAGACATCTGTACAAATGGAGATGCAATAACTCCCCCTGTAGTAGGATGCTTTCCCAGTAGTCCAAATTGACTGATTGCCTCTTCACATTGGATGTATCTTGCAAAAGCCTGGGAATACGATTCTAATAATCTTGGATTTACTAAGTTTTCACAGTTCCTCTGTTTTAACCAAGACCAAGTCTCTTTATATATTTCATCAGCACCAAGTGGTATACCATTTTTTTGTTTTGCAGATAGATAATCACTAGGTGTTGGCATATCTGTTCCATCAAGAACTGCTCCATCTGGTAAGTCAACTGCATCTATTTCTTCTGGAGTGAAGGTTGGAATATCATTCATTAGTATTTCTACTTTTTTACCTTTTTCTATTTTCTCAGCAGCGGGCTGTGGTTTCCCTCCTGCTTTTACTCTTCTTCCACCTCTGTATGTTCCGTCTTTAGCGATAGTATCACCTCCTAATTCGTCATCTTCTTTAATAGGGCCTTTGAACCCGTTTTTTTGTGCGTGAGAGGGCGGCACCGTTGGTAGGAAAATCAGCTTTTAAGATAACGACTCCCCCTCCCTCAAAACTTTTCTCGTCCAAATCTATCTCCACGCTCAGCATGAATCTTTGAGTGACAAGATTTACAAAGACTCATAAGATTGTCTTCGTCATTAGTCCCACCACGAGAAAGAGGAAGTATGTGATGTACTTCCTCTACCTTTGTCATTCTATTTTCTTTTAAACACATCTCACAAAGCGGGTGCTCTGCTACATATCTTTTTCTAATAACTCTCCACGCTTTTCCATATCGCTTATGAGTTTTAGGATCTCGTTTATATTTTTCATAGTTTCTGTTGTATTCTTTCTCATGTTCTTTGCAGAATCGTCCATCAACTAATTCAGGACAACCTGGATGTGAACATGGTCTCTTAGGTTTGCTTGGCACTCTATCACTCCAATCGAGTAGGGGCTAACCTGTAGCCCCTCTCACACCACCCGTACGTGCCGTTCGGCATACGGCGGTTCAATATTTCCTTGTATCATATTATATATTTCTGATGTATCTATTTAACTTTATTCTTTTTTGTATCCGAACCTCGAGGACTGAATACGTCATTCCTTGTATTCCATCAAGTCATAGACCATCCTTTTCAAATATTACAATAAATATTGTTCCTCCCTTCGCTCCATTTCCATTACAGAAACTTCCTCGCTACTATGGATTTTGCTGACTTCTCATAGTTCGTTGTTACTACTTATTCGTCTATGAGACCTCACGGGTTAAGCCATATATCTTTCCTCGTTTACCTGCAGAATTTACGCTTTAGGGTTACGGTTATCTTTTGGACTTTGTTGTCTTTAGCCAACTTATCCTCCTAACTCGCCTTGTATTCTGTTCCTGTTCGTCAGGCCACGATTTTGCTATTGCTTCCTCTCTCCCACGCCTCACGGCGTGAAACTTGCAAGTTGCTATTGGATTCGTCGATAACTACGCTCCGTTGGACTTTCACCTAGACATATGACATGCCCGTCAAACTAAAGAAAGCCTCGAAGATTAAATCTCCAAGGCTCTTTTAATTATTCTTTTGCTATTCTAACTATACTACAACTACATACTCTCATTCTATCAACTTTACTACATAGATTTAATCGGAATAGAAATCTTTCCTAGTGCATTTCTATGGACATTAAAGCAGTACTGAATTGAGTAATTCATATCTACTGCAATCTGCTCCCAAGTATTAAAACAAAGGTATCTTTTTTCAAGCACTGTTTGTTCCTCTTTATCTTTTAATTCAAAAATCGAATTAGCTATTTCCTTCTTCAAGTCTACCAACTTATCTATATCCCTATTAATCTCTTCTTGGAGATCTATAATCTTTACGATAGTATCTTCAAGTTTTGATGATCCTCTATTAGGACTCTTAGGCATATCGGATAAGGTCGATGTAGCTTTTGTAGCTAGGGCATTTAAACTTTCAACTTGCTCTAGCTTACTGTTGATTCTCTTGTCTAAATAAAAAGCTTGTTTTAAATATTCTTTTGCGTTCATTTCTTACCTCCATATGTTTTGAGGTAAGTTCTCTATAGAACCTCTACTCTTGTATTAATCTTAGCAAATTTTGATAGTGACATTCTATGACATCAACTCTCTAGATTTGCTTTTACTGCATCTATAAGTGCTGCTTGTGTTTTATTCTTATTTTCCAACGCCTTCATCACATCTTCATCAATAGTTCCTTTAGCTAGAATATGATGAATCACAACTGTTTCTTTCTGACCTTGCCTATAAAGTCTGGCATTGGTTTGCTCATAAAGTTCTAAGGACCAAGTGAGAGAAAACCAAATAAGTGTTGAACCTCCAGCTTGTAGGTTAAGTCCATGACCAGCAGACGCTGGATGGATAATGGCTACAGGAATGTTGCCTTGATTCCATTCTTTAAAGTCCTCACTTGTTTTAAGTTCTCTTACATCAAACCTATCTTTTATTCTTTTTAGATCTGACTTATACCAATAAGCAATAAGAACAGGTTTACCATTTGCACCTTCTATCAAATCTTCTAAAGCATCAAGCTTTCTATCATGAATATGAATCATATTTTTATCTTCATCATAAACAGAACCTGATGCCATTTGCAGTAATTTATTAGAAAGGGCTGCAGCATTGACTGCATCTATATCTTTATCCTTAATGCTAACAACCAAGTCTTTTTTTAATGTCTCATAGATTTCTCTTTCTTTATCTGATAGATTTACAAAGACTTCATTGTTTATCTTCTTTGGCATTTTTAGGTAATCTTCAGCTTTCATAGAAACTGTTATATCTGATATCTTTTCATAGATTGCATCTTCAGCAAAAGGCAGTGGCTTGTAGGAATATATGATTGGTCCATTTCTCTTATCTGGTTTGAAGTAGACTTCCCTGTACTTACCAATAAATCTTCCAAGTCTTTGGCCCATATCAAGCAGTCTAAACTCAGCCCATAGGTCCATTAAACTATTGGGAGATGGCGTGCCAGTAAGTCCAACTATTCTTTTTATCTTTGGTCTAACTTTCATCAAAGCTTTAAACCTCTTTGACCTATGAGACTTAAAAGAGGATAGTTCGTCAATTACAATCATATCGTAGTTGAAGGGTAGTTCGCTCTTATTTATTAGCCAGTCTACATTTTCCCTATTGATTAAATAAATATCTGCTTGTTCTTCTAATGCTTTTATTCTTTCTTTTTCACTACCTATGACCACTGAATATTTTAAGATATCAAGATGGGACCATTTTTCTATTTCTTCCTTCCATGTATCTCTAGCAACTCTTAATGGTGCTATTATTAGAACTTTAGAAATTTCAAAAGAATCAAAGAGTAAGTCTTTTATAGCTGATAAGCTTATGACTGTCTTACCGAGACCCATATCTAGTAGAAGTGCAGATTCTTTATTTTCTTTTATAAATTCAATAGCATAGTTTTGATATTTATGTGGAGTGTATTCCAATTAGTCACCTCCAATCCTCTTTATTATTTCATCAATGTTTTCTTTTGAGTCAAGAACATAAACCTTAAAACCTAAGTTTTTAAATTGCCTTATTCTCCTTTTCTGAATTGGTCTTGGTTCTCCTCCAGGTCTTTTTGTTTCCACAAATCCTATCTTTCCTTTAGGTAGAAGTATTATCCTATCTGGTATTCCCGTCATTGAAGGAGATGTAAATTTAAGACAAAGACCACCATGGGGTTTTACCTTGTCGACTAAGGCTTTTTCTATTTCATTTTCTAACATATAAACCTCTATTTTTAGCCATTGTGCAAGTCGTGAAACTCTATTATATAACCTTTATATATAACTAAAATTTAATTTACTTACTATATAATAGTTATATATATGACATTCACGACCTGCACTTCTTGTATTTTTACACAAAATCTGACTTTAATTTAAGTCCATTAATCACAATTCCTTGATTAGTTTTTCTCCTCATAAATCCATTGGATGAAAGAGCAGAATAAAAATCTGTTGTAGACCTTACATAATCTCCAGTTCTTAAACAATAGGCTCTATATTCTTGATAGACTTCTCCAGACTTTTCTTCATAGGATGAATCAATCTCACAGCACTCATTTAAGAAATGCTTGAACCAGTTATTCGATTCTTTATATTCATTGATGGCATCTGCTACTTTTTTAGGTAGGCTGAATTTAAAATCTTCATCAATAGCCTTTTTAGCACCCTCGATTAACCACTTGAGAACTGCTCCCCCAGCCTTATCTACTAAATAATCAGTGTAGTTTTTAATATCACTACTGCCCTCTATCTTTGCCTCAAATGGAATTACAATGAGTCTTCTCCAGGTTCCTTCATCTAAGGCACCCACCTTTGGTAGGTGGTTAGTATATAGGACAAGGGTATGAGAAGGTATGAACTTGAATGGATCTCGATATTTTTTCTCTGCTACAATCTCATCTGTAGAACAAAGCTGTTTAACATTTGAAGTATTTAACCTTAATCCTTCTTGAAGTTCAGCTGCAATTAAAAGCCTTTTACCTCTTGTTTCAGCAAGTTCTGGCTTGGCATTTCTCTTAGAATTAACTGTAAGAATATCTGCTGAGATTGACCCACTATATAGATTAAGAACTCTTGAGATAGTATTCCAAAAGGTAGACTTTCCATTTCTTCCATCACCATAAGCTATAATGAGAGCCTCAATATATACTTTTCCAATAAGAGAAATTCCTGCTACTTTCTGAACGTATTCTATAAGTTCACTATCTTTTACAAAAAATGTCTCTAAGGCATCAAGCCATATATCCATATTTTCATCACTTGGATCTACAGATGTTTCTTTTGTTATATAGTCTTCTGCCTTATGGTCTCTACACTCTCCAGTTTTCAAATCTACTGTAAAAGATGGTGTATTAAGCAAGAACTCATCCGTATCAAGTTCTCTTTGGTCTATTTCTAACATTGGCTTTGATTCTTTTAAAGTTGCATGAATAGCTCTGGTGTCCCCTCGTTTTACTGCATATTTCTTATATGCCTCAAGCGAAGTTAATTTATAGTATATGGATTTTTGACTTTTATCAAAAACCTCCATTGCTTTTTTCTCACTCATTGAAGACATGATATCTCTAATTCCCGATTTCTTAATATCTTCATCCATTTTTAAGAGTTCATTGTCTATTTCCTCTATCTGTTTTAACACTAAATCTTGAGAATATCCTTGTGCTTTTAGTTCAGATTCCTCCCAGTAAGAGTCGTTGTAAACAAGAAAACCTGTAGAAGGAGAAAAACGAATTCTATCTTGGTATTCTCTTACAAAAACTTCTGCTTGACCTATGTCTGAAAATTCAGAAGGCCTTAAATTTATGCCTTCAGTGTATTCTTCAGGTGGAACATAATCTTCACTTGCAGCTACCTTTTTATAGAATTTGGAAGCAGACCTCCATATTTGTTCTAGTTCATCATCTGGAAGTGGTGGTGAGCAAAGACTGGCTTTTTTATCAAATAGTTCTCTCGCCTCATTTGTATTTCCATATCGAATTAGAACCCTACCAGCGAAATGATTCACAGTTGAATTTCTAGAGCCTTGCTGAATCAAGTCTTGAGAATTATCAAAATCCTCAAAGTCATCTTTTAGGGTTTCTGTTACATATTTTCTTCCCCTAACTATTTCAACAGCAGGATTCTTAACTCCAAAGAAAAACCTCGCTCCATCTAAGGCATTTCCATCAAAGAAAGTATAAGTCTCTGCCAACCTTTCTTTTAATTCTACATAGTCATCAAGATTTGTAATCTTAGGTATTGGAAAATATATGTGCATTCTTGGTCTTGCAGCTTTTCCATTTTTTTCTTTTCTATGGTTTCTGCTGTAAACTATAGCAAATTTAACTCCATCAAATATTCTCTTTAAATCGTTAGTTGAAATCCAATCATCTGGATTTTCTGAATGGTCATTATCTATATCCATGGGAACACATTCTGACTCTATAAAATTATCGTTGGATCGATAGGAATTTTTATACTTAGCCATTACATGGTCAAAACTCGCAGCTTTCTCAAAAGACCTAACATCTACTGCATTGACCTCATTTGGATAAACACAGTTTGACTCCACTTCTATTAAATTTGAGGTGTATATTTTCAATTAGGATACCTCCTTTATATAGCGAATCTTCATTTTTCTCTTCTCAGCAACTCTTATTTCTTCAGCCATTCCTAGACTTATATAGTCACCAAAGACCCATACTTCTTCACATTTACCAAGAAGGACATAATTAAAATGCATGGCAAGTCTTCTCTCACTTTCATCACTCATAAACTGAGGAAATAGAAGATGTGGTGCTATGGGAATGTTTCCTTTATCTAAGGCATATCGAGAATACTTCTGTGCCTTGATTACATTATTTTCAACATCTCCAGAAAATGGACTGCAGATATATACCAAAGGATAGTACTTCTTCTCTGCATTTTTAATTGCTTGATAAGGAGTGGGATCCTTGCACCCACTCCTGTTGTATAGTTCCTTATTCATAAATATCCCTCATTGTTTCACTACAAGTATTACAGCAAACTTGAGTAGAAAATAAATCGCCATCTTCCAATACTTTATTTAATTCTACTCGAACTTCTTTTCCGCACTTTGGACAGGTGCAAAAGACATTCTCATCATTTATTTCAATGCTTATTTCCATAGAATCATTGATTTTTTCTTTCACATAAAACATTTTGTACCTCCAATTTTTGCTTGTACCATTCAAGGTGCTTCTTTCTATCTTGATAATTAGGAAATGCTACTAATAAACCAATATCTACCTTTTGCAAGGTTTCAATCATCTCTATTTGTGATTGATTCAGATATGGTCTTATACTTTTTCCTTTTGGTATATCATTTTCTAATCTAAATTCTTTTGCACTCTTACCTAAAACGATACGATTCAGCATATTACACTCATTACTAAAGTGATAAGCTTTTGGATTGTCATGAAGCAATCTTATATTCTCGGTTAAAAGAGGGAATTCTTTTCTAGCTGATACTAGAGTCTTTATGAATTCTTCCATCTCGTTAAATTTCTTAATATAGAGCTCTTTAAATTTCATGGCTTTTTTGCCCGTGTAACCCATAGCTAAAATAGTAAATCCATCTCTAGTTAATAAATAACATGGTAGATTTCTTCCAGTTACATCCTTATAACTGCTGAGCTCAAAATTGAGTTCAATAAATTCTTCACTGAGCCCAGATTTGGGTTGAGTGATTGTTTGTATATCTCTTATAACATTAGAGTGCCTCTTTTCAAAAAACTCTGCTACAAATCTACTATCCACTCTTGCAACATCATTGTGATCTGCAAATATTCCATAATCGTTCTTTGGTATTAATTCCTTCATTGAATTACCTCCTGTGAATTTTTAAGAGGTCTCCCTCCTAAATCACAGGCAAAGAAATAGAGGAGATTTTTAACCCCCTCTTTAATCTTTTTTATAAAATTCACTTTCAAATCCATCCGCATCGAGAATAAGTCCTGGTGCCCATTCTGGAACAGCGGACATAATTTCATTTATTTCTTCGATACTAGATGAATCACTTTCTATTACAACTTCATCATGAATATGCATGACGATATTAAATCCTTTTTTCTCAAGTCTCATCATAGCCTCAGCTAAAATATCTCTGGCTATTGCTTGAACAATATTTTCTACAAATTTACCACCATAGGATTCAATCTTGTCCCACTTATTTCCTACTACGATTCCTTCATAGACTACTGACTCTCCACCAAATCGGTTCATCCCTATTTTTGCTTTTGGATAAGCAAGTCTTCTTTTTGAAGGAAGTTCTATAAAGAGAATCCCCTTTTCATAGCTGATAACTAAGTTTTTGTATCTTTCTTTACTTCTAGTCTTTACAACTCTTTTTACGACTGAATCTATATCCCACCACAAGCTTACGATGTTAGGATTAGCCTCTCTCCAAGAATCGACTATTGATTGAAGTTCATCTTCAGACAAACCCATCTCAATACCACCCATTGCTTTAAGAGCACCTAAGGCCCCTTGATAACCACAAGCTAAAGTCGCTATCTTGCCTTTTTGTCTAAGATGACCATTAACTCCATGCTTTTCAACTGGCACCCCAAACATCCTTGATGCTGTTCTGCAATAGATATCTTCTCCATTTTCAAAGGCGTCCAATACCCATTGTTCTCCTGCAAGCCATGCAAGGACACGGGCCTCTATTGCTGAAAAGTCAGAAACAATAAACCTGGTGCCTTCTTTTGGTACAAAAGCTGTCCTTATTAATTGGGATAAGATATCAGCTGGTGAATCATATAGAATTTCCATAGTTTCATAATCTCTATTTTTTACAAGACTCCTTGCAAGGTCTAAATCCTTTAGATTGTTCCTTCTTAAATTTTGAACTTGAATAAGCCTTCCTGAATATCTTCCAGTTCTATTTGCTCCATAAAATTGGATCAGACCCCTTGCTCGGTTATCTTTTCCTTTGACATTTTTCATAGCATCGTATTTTCTAACTGAAGACTTGGACAGTTCTTGCCTAAGTTCCAAAACCTCTTTAATATCTCCTTCAGCATTTTTAAGAGCAGACTCTACATCTTTTTTAGCTAAGGAATCTATCTCTAAACCTTTTTTATTAAGCCATTCTTTTAGCTGTAAGGGAGAATTTGGATTCTCAAGACCAGTTAATTCTTTGGCTCTGTCCATATTTTCTTCTCTTAAGATTTCATCAAATTTAATAGCTGAATCAACTAAAACTTCATCTATTAAAATTCCTCTGTCATTTATGTTTTGGTCTACCCAGTAGTTTTCCCATTCTGAATAAGGCATAGGAAAGGCTGTTAATTTTTTCTTTATCGCCATTTCTGTTTCCACATCTCTTTGGTTATATTCCTTAAAGGTAGACCACTTTTCTAAATCATGGTGTGGTAAATTTCTTGTCCTCATACCATTGGTTTTAGTAGGTTTACATGGAATAGAAAAATATCTTATAAGAGCCTTGCCTTCATTCATCTTTTGCTTATCAAGTCTTAATACTTCTCCTACTTTTTCAAGGGATAGAGGTAACCCCATATAGGCTGACCAAATCATGGTGCAGTACCAACCTTGAGGTTTTAGTCTCTTACCTAAAAACCTAGATAGACACACCCTTTCAAAGTTTGCATTAAAGGCCCACTTTTCTACGCTTTCATCACTAAGTGCTGCTAATATTTCTTCAGGAATAATCTCTCCACTTGCCAAATCTACTACCTTAACTTCTCCATCATCAATAGAATAAGCAAAGAGGAGGATCTCGAAATCCTCACTCTCGGCATATTTGTATACACCACTTTTGCCTAAGTCAACTGAAGAATAGGTCTCAAGATCTATGGACAATCTCTTCATAGCTATCACTAAGCTTTGTTAATTCCGCTAAATTATTTTTTCTATCTTCTTTTATTTGTTTTTCTATTTTTCTGATATCTCTATCTAGTTCTTTTAGTTGAGCTTGTAAAAATCCAAGCTTATACCATAAAAAGGACCAAATAGCTAAAACTATCGCTGTAATTAAATAGTCCATTTCTACCTCCTATGCTAAGAAATCTTCGTCATCATCGTCCATAGCATCGAAGTCATCTGCTGCATTAGACCTATTTCCTAGAGGTTGACCATCTCTTAGTTTTTGAATGTTCCCGAGGCCCACGGCCACTCCTTTATTGCCATTTACATTGTAGGCATAGAAGTTAAGGGATACCCTTGCATAAACTCCTGAGTAGACTTCACTTCTATCAAGAATAGGCTCTACGTTTCTATCTACAATTTGAGGTGCTGTCATAGAGTTGGCATTTAAGAAGTATGCATCTGCATAAGCCTCGTCATCTTTTTCTGTATCGCCATCTCTTAATGGAAGTTTGATAGCTTTCTTATTAGGTTTTTTCCCATTGAATTTAGAAAGTCCTTCATCAATAGCAGCATCTACTGCTTTTTCAATCTTCTCGATTGTCTTTTGGTCGCTCTTTGGGATAATGACGGATACTGAGTATCTTTCTTTACCACCATTGATTGACTTTGGTTCCCATCCGTTAAAATATGATAATCTAACTTCACCTGTAATTACTTTTGTTTTATTTTGCATAATTAAATCCTCCAAATTCTTCTTTAACATTGTCAATTTTTACTTCTTCTCGTTTGTCTCTAATGCTTACTAAGGTTAACTTTCCTTTTGGTTTTTCTAATAAGTCTGTAATATTTTCATCAAAGACTTTCTTACCTAGTAACTTAGTCATAGCTGTGATGCCAAGTAACTTTTCTTCAAAGGGATTGAATCCAAGTTCTTTTACTTTCTTAATAACTTCATCTTCATTTCTGTATCTTCGATTAGACCTGCCCTCAACTAGTTTTAGGTCCTTCCATCTATGGCCCTTCATTGCTCTTTCTAAAGCATAGGCTTTGATATCTTTGACCCATTGCTCCATTTCGTCTAGTCTTGGTAAAATCTTTTCAATTTCATCATCAGATAGTTCTGGTGGTAGGGTAAATTCTTCTTGTGCTAGTTTCAGATTCTCTTCTGCTCTTTTTCTACACTTATTCTTAGCTTTGCAGAAGATGCACCATTCTCCACAAGAGAATTCCCCCTCGCCTTTGTAGGCTTTATCTGCAATTTCTCGTATGGTTTCTCCCCACTCATAAAGTTCTATCTTCTTGATTTCATAAGTTGAGATATTGCATCTTCTTGGTTGATAGATATGAAGAACTACTTTCTCGATATCATAAATTCCATCAAAGATAGTCAAAGCACCAAGTCCATATAACATGAGTTGTGTGTTTTCTTTAGCCTCTATTAAAACTCCCTGACCATACTTTAGATCTATTACATGAAGTTCTTTTCCTCCAACAACTACACAGTCAGCAGTTCCAAAGGACTCCTTAACATAGTCTGATAGGTCAAGTCTTTCTTCCACAAAGACGGCTGAGCTTTCGTATCTACTTACAATCTCCATTACGTATGATGCATAGCCTTCAATAAGTTCTTCCATTTCTTCATCATAAAAATCCAAATCATCAGTAGGATCTTTTACATCTATGCCTAATAACTTCTTTAGTTTATATTCTGCTAAGGCATGAGCTGAGGTGCCTTCAAGTGCATAAGGACTAACTTCATCTTCGTATTTTTGAGAGAGCCTAACACTTGGCGGACAGTGAATCCAGCGTGAACTACTTGAGGCAGATAATATTGCATGATCGCCCATCAGAGTTTCTCCACATCTGCCACCAAGTCTTTATAGTTACTTGGTTCAATCTCAGATAACTTTTTAGCTCCATACTTTTCTAAGAGTTCTCTTATCTTTGCTGTATGACCTAATCTTGATTTATCAGCTAGTATCTTTCTAACATCTTCAATCTCATAGGTCTTTTCTTCTTGTTTCACCTTTTCTTCTTTAGGTAGTTCCTCATCACTTTCTAGTGCTGTTAGAAGGACACCTATACTAGATGCAAGATTCTCTGCATCTTCTTTGATTTCCATTAGTAGCTTTATTTTTGACACTTTTTTCTCCTTTCTCTGGTTGCATTAATTCCATAGCTATCTTCTTGGCAACAATTGAGATGGCTATTAAACTTTCTGCCATCTGTTCGTTTTTTACTAAGTCCACTTTGTTCCTCCTTTCATACTCCTTGGGACATTCATTAAATTCTTGAGTAAGATTTCTCCTCTCATACTCCTTAGGACATTTGCCTTCATTTTGAGTAAGTTGTATCTCCTCATACTTCTTAGGACATCCTGTTTGTATTTGAGTAAGACTTCTTCCCTCATATTCCTTAGGACATCTAGTAAGTTTTTGAGTAATTATTTTTTCCAAGGTCTCAATTTCTCTTGAATCTTTGGTAAATGCTTATTTTTGATGTTATTAACTGTTTTTTGGGATATTCCTACTACTTCTGCGACTTCTCTTTCTTTCATTTCGTAGAGAAAAAGTAGTTTTAGAACTTTTTTATCTCTTTCAGAAAATTCACTAATGACTTCTAAGAATGCTTCTTCTAGAAGTTTGTACGTTACTATGTCCTCAGTATTTTTAACGCTAGTTACTTCAAAGTCGTATTCTTCTTCAGCAACATCAAGGGATAAGGGAAGACCATATTCTTTTGTTTCGACAAATCCTGTTTCTAAGCTTCCTGCTTGGACGTAGTTTCCATTTTTCTCAGCCGCTGTTTTAATTCTTTCTTTATCCTGTAGCCCTTCTAAATTCTTGTAGGCTCTTTGGATTCTCTTTTTTTCTCTCCAGATTGGTTTCATATATTCTTTGTAGACTTCTTCACTAACTTCGATTTCTTTGCCATTTATTTCTAAATATCTTTTCTTTGCCATCTTTTGCCTCCTTGCAAAATCTCTAGATCCGCAAGAAGGCCATCCGTAAAAACAAAAAAGACGGCAATAGAAAACCATATTTTGGTTTTCCGACTGCCGTCTAGCGTTCTTGCGGATATCTTTTATTTATTTAATATTTTTATTTCACCTTTAACTACATAGGCTATGGTTGTACTTTTACCTCGCCTGATAGTTAGCTTTTTCTTATCTTCACTAATATCACAGACTCTTTTTCCTTCTTTGTTTCTTATTTCTATAGGATCACCTCCTTAATATAAAAATAACCAGATGAGTTTCTTTTTGAATACTCATCCGGCTATTTGATAGTTACTTTTACTTCTTTGCTCGGTATGGTTTTTTCTTATTTTTATTTGATATTTCCAGTGTTGAGATTTTCCCACAGTGTGGACATTTAGCTTGTATCTCTATTTTCTCTAAAGGAATTCTTGATACATCAAAAAATCTCTTTTTACAGACTGGACATGCCATTTGTTCCATAATACCTCCTTATCTTTCCTTATTAGCTTCTTTGCTAATTTCTTTCTTAAAAAAATATAGCTAAGCTATATTTTAAAAACTAAATTCGTTATATAGTTCTTTTGTTAATTCAAAGTCATTAGGTGCATAGCCTAATACTTTTAATCGAACTAATGCTGCTGTTTTTGATACTTGGAATTGCTCTGATACTTTCATGATGAAATCAAATAGATAAGTCTCATCCTTAATATGCTTATCATAACCTAGATAGTATAAATACTTTATAATCGCTTTTTTATTCATCAAAAGACAAGAAGCAAATGTATTCGCCTGCCATTCTATTGTATCCATAAATCCCCAACGCTTAGTTTTCTTCCTATTAACATCGCCAGTTCGACAAGCTAGTGATGCAGGCTTTTCTTCTTCATTAAAAAAAGATAGTTGGTTTGGATCTCTATAGAATACACACGGATGAATTACACCATGTCCACATTCATGAGCTAGGGTAAATCTTCTAAATCCTTTATCTCTTGGATTATCTAATTGCTTATCTATTAGAATAGTATTAGCTCTATCTGTAAGATATTCTAGTTCCCATTGTCCAGTTTCAATATTTGGCATTAGGCTTTTCATTGTTCGTATTACTTGGTCATCATTAAAGACCATCATCCCTGCATAGCATCCGTTATGAGATAAGTAGGCATACTCAACATTAAACCCTAAATCAAATTCTGCAAGCCCCTCAATATCTACTGCTTCAAAATTTTCAATTGCAGAAGGACAATATTTATTGAGAATTTGCTCGGTCAGTGATTCAATTTGATCTAAAGTGATAAATGGAGCACCTGTACTTGATTTGTTGAAGTTATATTGATACATGCCTACCTCTCTTTTTCAATTTCTTCAATGAATTTTATCCACTCTTCTTCTTTAACATCTAAGTCTCTAGCCTTTCTCAAAGCTACGCTTAAGCCTTTAGTCTTTAAAATATACTCTGGCAAATCAGGTGCCACCGTATTTCTTTGCTTTCCAGCTAAATCCATCATAATGGATGATTCTTCTTCATCCAAGTTTAATATTTTAGCAATTTGGTTCAACCTATCTAAGTCAAAAGAATCTCTTTTTCCTTTCTCTACATCGCTTAGATACGGTGAGGAAATATTAAGCCTGTCCGCCATATCCTTTAAGGTGATTCTTAAATCCTTTCTCTTCTGAGAAATAAAATCCCCAAAAGTCAGTTCGTGATTGTTCAT